CAGTTGATTGGCTAGTTGCATGTTCACCACGTGTTGGTGAATATCCTTCTTCTTGCCATTGATCACTTCTTGCCACTTAACGATAATCATCTTATTTCCTCCATACGGGCTCTCAGTCTTTTCACCCTTGGCTGTTCACGTTTACTCGACTTCTTCTGCTACGTCGTTCTTAAGAACAATCAGTTGATTCAATCCCTCGATATATTTAATTGACTCATCTGCCTTATGCTCCAAGTCTCGAATACGTTCAACCGTCATTTTGTAGAAGTTGTCTGCATCTTCTTCGCTAGTGTCATAGGATAGGTATGCAAATTTTGCACTA